ATTAAGTGTGAAAATATGTGCGATGGTTCGCCCAATGGCGACGGCGATGGATATGTCAACTGGGATAGAATAGGTCATAATTACACACACATTCCCTTGACTGCATCAGACCATCCAACCTTCTATGTAAAAGCGACAACTGGAATGATGTATAATTCTAGTAGTTATTTCACCGAAGGTCGAATATTGATTGGAGAACATCAGGACTTAATAACGGAAGGACTCGCTTCACCCAGAGAGGGTGGAATGGTCCCAAACATCCCTGCTCATCTATCAATTATATCTACCACACCTACACTGCTTTTACATCAGGTAGGCGATGGTAACGCTGCCCCCACTATTATGTTGACATCGGCCGATGACCACTCTACAGAGGCATGGGGACCGATAAGTGGTGCTGAAAACGCCGCAACATATATTTCCAACAGAGATTCTGCTATATTAAGCATTGAAACTAGCACAAACTTCATGCAGGCAGCCGCATGGGACAACGATTCTCACTTGACAGGTGCAGAACGATTAAATAAAGTAGATAGGGCACATGTTTGGTCTTTAGATTATTGGGACGGCTCGCCAGGTGACCCACTTCCTAATGATGAGGACCCAGACACAGTAGAGTATTATTACATGAGAATGGGTGCGGCTAACCACAGTAGTTCCTCGGTAGGCACAACATATCTTCCTGTGAGCGACACGGGCTACCCGCCGCACGGTATGAAAATTGGTGGGTTCTGGCTTGACACAAGCACAGAAAACGGAACTGGTGACACAAACAATCCTATTGTTAGGGTCAAAGTTGCTGAATAATTAAATGAGTTTCTTTTCACACCGTCCTGATAATAAAATTGTAATTAATGATGAGTTGTTTTCTTTAGAACTTTTTCAAAAAGTCTTCCCAGAATATTCATTGCCTCCCGGCATGGAAAGAAGAAAATACACACAAGGTGAGCATCATTATGTTTCTGATGGTGTGTCTGTATTTCATCAAGAAGTACCGTGGCATCTTGGAGATAAAATATTATCTAAATTAACTGACTTAATTTCAGTTCGGTCGTTGTGGGAAAAACACAAAAAAGAAGAAGATATTGAAGCAGAAAAACTTCAGTTTAAACAACAACCATATCAAGAAAAAAGAAAATCTGAATATCCACCAATAAATGACTTGATTGTTGCCCTCTGGGAACATATAATAGAGGAAAGACCTCCTGTAAAAATAAAAGAAATACAGGAACTTAGAAAAGAAATTAAGAAAAAGTATCCTAAAAAGGATGTATAAATAGTATTAGTGAAGAGATTCTTTCAAACAATAACAGAATGGAGATTATATTATGAAAGTTACATTACGCAATATCTACGGGGCAAGCGGGATTCTTGGGTTGCTTGTAGAGCAACAACTACCGATTCGAGTCGCATTCCGACTGACTCGACTCATCACCCGTCTAAACGAGGAGTATTCGAACCTTGATGCAACGAGGAGGAAATTGGTTGAAGACTATGGGACGAAGATTAAAGAATCTGACCCTACTAATCCATCCTTCACATTTAGCGAAGAAAATCAAAAGAAGTTCACAGAGGATTTCGAAAACCTCTTATCGGAAGAAGTCGAAATCGACTGGTCGCCGATGTCGATTGAAGACTTGGGCACAGATATCACTTTATCCGTCAGAGAACTCAATGCGATTGGATTTATTTTCAAGGAATTTGAAGATATTGTCCCTACAGAGAAATCTGATACAAAAGAAGTTGCTACCGCCTAAACCCATTCGGTATAAATGCCGGTCCCGACTATCGACTACATATATGAAAGTTCGGAGGAAACAAAGGTATGGCACTAGCAAGTAGAGATAATTTAAAAAACCATGCTCTTCGTAGATTGGGCGCTCCAGTTGTTGAAATCAACATTGATGATGCACAACTAGAAGACATAATGGACGATGCATTGCAGATGCTATCTGAATATCATTTTGATGCTGTAGAACGAATGTATTTGACACATACTATTACAGAAGATGATTTTGCTAACAGATATGTTACTGTATCAAATAATGCTATTGTTGCTGTTACTCAAATGTATCCAGTAGGATTTGAGAGTCACGCTGCCAACATGTTTGATGTTCGTTATCAATTAGCACTCAGTGATTTCTATGGGTTACAGTCTATAGATTTGGGTCACTGGGCAATGGTGCAACAACATCTTCGTCTGCTTCAACAAATGTTAGAACCAGAAAAGAACCTTAGATTTAATAGAGTAACTAACAGACTTTATATTGAGGGTGATTGGCCTGTTGACTTACAGGTTGGTGGAAAAATTATTGTAGAGTGTTATGCTACTGTTGACCCTGAAACATTCACTGAACTTTATGATAATATCCTTCTTAAAAAATATGTGACTGCATTATTCAAGAGACAATGGGGACAGAACCTTTCCAAGTTTAGTGGTATGCAATTGCCGGGTGGTGTTGAATTCAATGGTACAGAAATTTATGAACAAGCAAACGATGAAGTGAATAAAATTGAAGAAGAGATTCAAGATAAATATGAACTTCCGACTGATTTCTATACGGGGTAATCACACATGGCAACAAATCCTTACTTTTCACGGTATAGTGACCCCGAACAAAATTTAATAGAAGACTTAACAATAGAATCTATTAAGATGTATGGCCATGATATGATATACATTGTTCGTGAAACTGTTTCTGAAGATACATTGTTCGGTGAAGATACAGACAATGACTTTAGTGATGGTCGTGAAATTGAAATGTTTATTGAAACTGTAGATGGTTTTGAGGGTGATGGTGATTTCATTTCTAAATTTGGTTTAGATGTTAGAGACTCTATGAGTCTTGTTGTATCTAAAAAACGATGGGAAGAGACTTACGCAGGAACGGCAGTTACTGGAGCAACTCGGCCAAGAGAAGGTGATTTAATTTATTTTCCATTAAGCAAAGGATTATTTGAAGTAACTTTTGTAGAACACGAAAATCCATTCTACCAATTAGGAAAAAATTACACATATAAAATGAATTGTGAACTGTTCCGTTATAGTGGTGAAGATATTACAACTGGCTTTACAGATATTGATACTGAGGTTGACGAGTATAAAGATTTTGCTATTGACCTTGTTGTGGTAACAGGAGGAACAGGAACATATACAGTCGGAGAAACTGTTACTCAGGGAACAACCACTGCAAAAGTTCTTGCTTGGACACCTGAAACATTTACAATTAGAATTACTGACCTTGTTGGAACAGTTACTACTGGTTCAAATATTATTGGTTCGTCTTCTGGAGCAACTTGGTTGTATGATATATCAAGCGGTTCTTCATCAACAACCACCAACATTTATCAAAGTGGCCCGGCCGGTGGGTCTTCTGATACAGGGTTCACCGATAATCCTGTTATTGATTTTGAACTTAATGATATTGTAGACTTTACCGAGAACAATCCATTCGGAGAGGATATTGACTAATGTTTTCTAGCGTACCATTTTATCATCAATGTATTCGAAAGTCTGTCATTGCATTTGGGTCTTTGTTTAATGACATTTATGTAAACATGGAAGATGAAATTCTTCGTGTTCCTTTATCATATGCACCCAAACAAAAATGGTATAACAGAATCAATGATGGGAAATTGGAAGATGGTCGAACATTTTCAATGACTTTGCCTAGAATGGGTTTTGATATCATCAATTATACTTACGACCCTGCACGAAAACGAAATACAATAATGCAAACCATGAAGGCTCATGATTCTAATGGAGTTACTGGATATGATTCTGTAAAAAAAGAACAATATTATCGGTATGCTGAAGTGCCATATAATATCGAGTTTGGTTTATACATTATGACAAAAAACATGGATACAGGATTAAGAATCATTGAACAAATCCTTCCTTATTTCACACCAGAATTTACAGTAACTGTTAATTTTACAGAAATTGATAAACAGATTGATATTCCGATTACTTTAAGTTCTATAGAATCGGAAGATTTATACGAGGATGGACTTGAAGAAAGAAGAACAATTGTGTGGACTTTAAATTTTGAAGCACAGACATATTTCTATGGTCCAGTTCGTGATTCTAAAGTTGTTCTTTATACATCAACTGCTTTTCATGATAGTTTAGATGAAACAGCAGAAAGAGATGAAGCCACACAAAAAGATTTAGAAAGATTAACAGCATATGCAGTAGAAGCAGGTATTACGGGTGGACTTACGGGCCCGGCCGCTACAGGACCAGATACTTATGAAGCAAGAGTTGAAAAGGAACTATTCAAAGATATTGATAGTACATGGTTTGATTAGGAATAATTATGAAAAAGAAAAAAACAGTGGATGAAAAATTGTCCGATGCTCTTGACATTGAGTTAGAAACTAAAAAAGAAGACACAACAAAAGAAATAGTTCATAACGGAGATTCAGCCGGCGGATGTCCAATGATTCCGAATGAAAACCCGCACATCGATAAAGATTATATCACTGTGAGGAAAAATCTTAAAGAAATTATTAATACTGGTAAGGGTGCATTAGATGGCATTCTTGAAGTAGCAGGCGAGGGAGAATCTCCAAGAGCATATGAAGTTGCGGCCATTATCATGAAGCAAATCACAGAAGCGAATAACGACCTAATCAACCTACATAAAAAGTTAAAAGACATTCGTAAATTTGAAAAGGGTGGAACACAATCTGCTCAAAGTATTACAAACAATGCAATTTATCTTGGTTCAACAAAAGATTTACAAGAGTTTCTGACAACTCAAAGAGAAGATGATATCATTGATGGTGAGGTAATTGAAAATGACGGACAAACTGATACCTGATTCGTATCTAGGTAATCCAAATCTAAAACCTGCGAATGTCCCTGTACATTTTACTCCCAAGCAAGTTGAAGAGTATGTTAAGTGTCATAAAGACCCTATTTACTTTATTGAAAATTATGTAAAGATTGTTACACTTGACGAAGGTATTCAACCATTCATACCTTGGGAGTTTCAAAGAGAACTTTTAGATAAAATTCACAATAATAGATTTGTTATTACAAAATATCCAAGACAAAGTGGTAAATCTACTTCTGTTATTGCTTATATTTTACATTATGTTTTATTCAATCCGCAAGTTACGGTAGGCATTCTTGCTAATAAATTACAAACTGCAAGGGAACTTCTAAGTCGTTTAAAAATGGCATATGAAAATCTTCCTAAATGGATGCAACAGGGTGTAGAGGAATGGAATAAAAGTTCTATCGATTTAGAAAACGGGTCAAGAATTTTAGCATCCTCCACTTCATCTAGTGCAGTTCGTGGTGGTTCTTTTAATATGATTTTCTTAGACGAATTTGCCTATGTTCCTCAAGAAGTAGCCGAGGAATTCTTCAGTTCTGTATATCCCACTATTGCTTCAGGTAAATCTTCAAAGGTGTTAATCGTATCCACACCTAAAGGATTAAATCTATTCTATAAATTATGGGTTGGTGCAGAAGAAGGAACAAATGATTATGTTCCAGTGGAAGTCCATTGGTCGCAAGTTCCAGGCCGGGATGCGGCTTGGAAGAAGCAAACAATTGCTAATACATCTGAACAACAATTTCGTGTAGAATTTGAATGTGATTTTATTGGTTCAATGAATACATTAATTTCTGCACCAAAACTAAAAATCATGGCATGGAGAAAACCACTACTTCGAAATGATGAAGGCCTTGACATCATAGAAAAACCAAAGAAAGACCATGTATATGCAATGACCGTGGATGTATCACGGGGTGTTGGTATTGATTATCATGCATTTGTTATTGTTGATGTCACTCAACATCCGTATAAACTAGTTGCTAAGTTTAAGAACAATCAACTATCACCTTTATTATTTCCAAATGTTATTTTCAGAGTAGCAACTGAATATAACGATGCTCATGTTTTGGTGGAACTTAATGATATTGGTGAACAGGTTGCAAATGTTTTATATGAAGAAATGGAATATGATAATATGATTATGACTACAATGAAAGGCAGAGGTGGTCAAGTTGCAGGTGGTGGCTTCGGGCCAGGTAGACAACAAAGAGGTGTCAAGACTACTAACCCCGTTAAACGGGTTGGTTGTTCTATTCTTAAAAGTCTTATCGAAGAAGATAAACTTATTCTTGAAGATTATGATATTCTTCATGAACTCACTACTTTTGTTGAAAAGAAAGGTTCATATGAAGCAGATACCGGCCACCATGATGACTTAGTTATGTGTTTAGTATTGTTTGCTTGGCTCACCAAACAAACATACTTCAAAGACCAAACAGATTTAGATATTCGAAAAATGTTGTATGAAAAACAAATGAAAGAGATAGAAGAAGACATGACCCCATTTGGATTCTTGAATGATGGTCAAACAAACCATAACGATGATTTACCGCCGGGGTGGGAGATAG